AAAGTAGATACGGCTAGATGATCTGCCTTGTGCATTAGATGGTGCAGTCTTGCCTCTTTGTGCTGCGCCTAACTCTGAAAATCCAGCAAGGTAAGCACCTAGTACTGGGATATTCTTTACATCAAATAATGCGCCACCAACTTTGGTGTTGCCAATTTCTTTAAGTTTGCTAATTAAAACGCCCACGCCCAAGATTGCATCTGCAGTGCTTTGTGCAAAGTTATCCATTAAATCTGTGGCTGTGCTGATATTCGTGTCTTTACCTAATAAAGCCAGGGCATCTAATAGACCCTTGCCTATTGTCTCCTGGGCATCTGCTGCTGCAACAGTAAGCAAACTCATCTTGCCTGCATACGTATCTAATCTAGCTGCAGCCTGGCCAGCAAACTTCTTATTAAGTTCGCCCATAATCTTATCCATATCGCCAGTCTTAAGTGTGGCCTTGCTTATGCCTGCACCTAATCTGCTAAGACCTGCAGTGTTGCCACTAAAGCCACGTGTTAATGCTGCGCTTACTTCTGTAAGTGATTTGCCTGTGGCTGCGCTTACGTTTAATGCTGTCTGTAATGCTTCTTGGCTCTTAGTGATAGATCCTGTAACTGTAAGTAATTGCTGGAATGCTGGGCGTAGTTGGTCATCTAATACGCCATATAAGGACTGAAGGCTAGATATGTAATTCTCTACACCAGGTGCGCTAAATGCAAAGCCTGTATTCTTCAGCTGTAACTCTAAAGACTTGGCTGCCTTCTCATCGGCCATAAAGGCATTAACGGCATTTTTGCTAAACTGCAATAATTTTTGAGCACCAAATACTGTAGCAAAGGTGCCAGCCAGTTTCTTAAGGCTTCTATCAAAACTGCTGATTTCCTTCTGGCCTTTTTTAAGTCCTCTGTTATCAAAGGTGCTGACTGCGCTGACAATTAAATTAGGCACTATGCAGCCTTCCTAAGTTCGGTATCTTTCTTAAACTTGATTGCTACTGTATCGATTGCTTCAACCACCGCTGGAATAACTTTGCTTTTAGTCTCATCCCAAGCACGGAAAATAACACGGCCTCGCTGTTTGCCCTGGCCCTTCATACTCGTACGCATTTCTGCTGCAGAATTAAATTGGGCTGGTGCATCAGGGTTTAATGATTTGTTGCCTCTAGGTTTATTTAGACGGCCTGCAGTTTCAAAAATTGCGCCTGATCTAGAATTATTGTAAACATAGAATGCAGCTCTATAGCCGCTGTTATTGCGTTTGTTTTGACCTGCTGAATAGGCCACGCCATCACGTGCCAAAACGTAATCATATGGTGGAAATAATCTTTTAGGATCTTTAATAGTATCTAGCGATCCAGTGCCTTTACCCCAACCGCTTAACACTTCATTTTGTTGGGGCAGATAACCACGTGCTCTATCTCGCACAATTAACATAGCCCGTTTAACGTTTTTAGACATCTCTTTATTAAGGTCTTTATCTACATCCCGCATAGCTTTTTGGAGTTGCTTAACGCCGTTTACTACGACTGGCATTTTTAATCTCCTTAGCTCTGTCTGTCAATACCTGGATTATTGCTAGATACATCTCTGTATCCATATCAATAAACTCGCTAGGCGGTATCCCAGTTTCTACTGCTAACTGCGCAATAGTGTAAGCAATAGAAGACCGCTCAGTTATTTTTTTTCTTCGTCTAATACCTCAACAGTATCTAGAGTGTCTATAAACTCTGATCCCCATAAAGGTATCTGTGCGCCAGCCCTGCGTAAGCATTCATAAGCCAGCCAGAATATCTCTGTTTGACGCTCATGCTCACGCAAGACCTTGCTAATTCCTGATCCGTACTTTAACTCGAAAGCGTACTCGACACCTGGTGTGATCTTGTGTTCTGATACTTCACCATTAGCCCTTGTTATCTTTAGCTTTGCCATTATTACTCCTTAGTTAAAATGCCACCGATGGGGACACTGTTACTGCGGAGTTTAGCGTAAAGGTTACAGAAGATGTTGCGATCTCAGACACGCCACCTGTACCAAGTGGTGTTAGGTTATTTACTAACACGCTGAATTGGTATGAAGGGTTAGCAGCTGATACGGCTGTGCCTTTTACTGTAATTGCTGAGATTGACAGTGTTTGACCAAACGCATCATTTAGTGTTTGCATAACTTGGCTAGCAGCCCAGTCATTGATAAAGTCGATTGTGAATGTGCCTGATTGCAGACCAGCCACAAACTTGTGCGCTGTATCGCCCATAGCAGTAACTTCTAGCTCATCTACGATCTGGTTAATTACAGCAGATGTAACGTATGCGCTGATGTCGATTGATGGTGTAGTAGGCGCAGCGGCAGTAGCCAATTTAACGCCTACTTTGTTATTTAGATATATGGCCATTGTTATTCCTCATCCTTCTTGGTGTGTGGCTTGCTTGGTGCTTCTTTGATCTGACCTGTTTTAATAAGCCAGGCAATATCTTCTTGATTGCTCATTTTAACTCCAACTCGTTAGGATTGATACTGTTATCTCGCTAACCAATAAATCGCCACTGGCTGCATTAACGATTGCTGGAGCTGAGACACTTGATATGTTTGATGTCAGCGTTGATGCTGCTAACTTTGCTACTACAGCCACAATATAATCTTCCATACCATTCAGGTTGCCTTGATTATCAAATGCTGGCTTTGTTATTAAAAGTTTGAAATTGGCTAAAGGTGATATAGCAGTCTGTGTGTTATTGCTTGGCACTAGGTAAGGATCGCTAGGAGTAATTACTACTGCATTAGCCAATAAGGTTGCAGGTGGGAAGGCAAAGGTAGACCATACGCCTGCATTGGCTAGGTCTGTCGCTAATGTGCCACGTAATGTGGTAATTGCTGCTGGCATTAGCCGACCAAAGATGCTGGAGCTGAATATGGTTGGATGAGGCCTCTCACACGATTTATAAGCTGATAGCCCATCCGATAAGGGCTTGCGCTGACCCCATCCATACCTACCCCACCAGTCTGGCTAACTTGTCTAGCCTGCCAGACATCTACGGCAATTATCATCGCCGCTTCTCTTATGGCTGGGGTCGCACTGTAATCTGTGTCTTTTTTATCTGGGCCTACAACTTTGCCGCTAGGGATAATTCTATGGAATGGATCGTTTGCGTGTACTTTAGTAAATTGAATAAATGAATAACCAGATGGATAATTAGTAAATGCTAGGTTAGTTAAAAACGCTGTGCCGATTGAGACTGGCGTGGTTGTGCCTGGAAATGATCCAGTAATAACGTGTGAGCCGCCATAAATGTTGCCACAATTATCTACGCTAATAGTTTGACCTGTTACAAATATGCCAGGGTTTGCCAATACTAAAGTTGCCACGTTATTGTTTAGGCTTGCACCTACTACTGGTGCTTCGTTATACCAAAGGTATTGATCTAATAAATCTTGTGCTGTTTGACAGCATTCTTCAACTGTTGCGGATGTGTAAAGAGAGCCAATACCTAAATTGCTGCGTAACTCAGCTTCGGTTACATACGTGGCTGGCATCTCTACTCCTTGTCTATAAAAGCTCCCCTGGGGCTAGGGCTACTAAACCCCAGAGGATTATTTAATTAACTAACTTATTAGGTCAGGTTGAAACGACGTACACCTTCGGAAACTAACACTCCAACAGCCATATAGCCATAAAGTGATGTCTCAATTTCGCCTGATGTTGGGATGTTTGTTGATAGGCGTAGGATAGGTGATTCGTAAATTGATACTGCAGATGGTACAACAATAAATGCTGACTCATCGATAACAGTAGATACAGCATTTGGATCTACGTATAGATCAAGACCTAATACGTTGCCACGTAGTGAACGTGGTGATGCTTGTCCTGCTGCGTTCATTGGTTGTGATGCTGTGTAAATTGGGCGATCAGTTGTGTCCTTAGCACCAATTAACAGATTCCATTGGCCAGTGCCAGCGATGTAAGCAGTTGCTAACTCACCTGTTGCAAGGTATGCAGCTGGTGCTTGCTCTGCTACGTAGGCAATAAGGCCGTTAGATGTTGCAGCTTGTGGGTTAGCTTGTGCGCCACCTGCTGTTAATGCTGCAATTACTGCTGCATCTGTTGCCTTATTATAGGCTCGAGTCATATTTTCAAGCATAGCCTGAAAAAAGTCGGGCGAACTGCGCTCAAGGACCTCAAGGCTGTAGCGTTGCAAACCACTGTACTTTTTGACAGTCAAATTTACATAGCTTGAAACAATTCCTTGCTCAGATGGTGCGCCAGCTTCTGCTGTCTCTGCAACTGTGCCAGATGTTGTAATCTTTGGTACTGAGATTGTCATACCTGCTGCTGGTAGTGCACGTGTACCGATTGCATCTACAGCTGGGCGTGATCCAATAAGTGTATCTACTACTGTAGGTACAAACTGTGTTGGATTAAATGCTGGGTTGGTT